GGGTCATTAAACGATTCTGATGATGGATTCGTGACCATTGATCTGAAATCCGCTTCGGATTCGGTATCTATGGAAATAGTTCGTCGTCTGCTTCCCGATGATTGGTTCCGTCTTCTCGATAGAACTCGATCAAAGTCGTACGAACTTGAAGGTAGGATTTATCCTTATTTCAAGTTTTGTTCGATGGGTAATGGCTTCTGCTTTCCCCTTGAAACTTTACTGTTCGCAGCGATTTGTGCCGCTTGCGACTGTGGTGCACCAGGCGTAGACTTTATGGTCTACGGCGATGACATCATAGTCAAAAAGCGTTACGCCCACGACGTCTTGAGCTTGCTCAAGCATTGTGGGTTCAAAGCGAACCCCGATAAGACCTTCATAGAGGGTCCGTTTAGGGAGTCTTGTGGGAAAGACTGGTTCGGTGGTCAGGACGTACGTCCCTTCACGCTTGATTATCGCTTGGATTCTCTCCAGGCGGTTTTCAAGTTTCTGAACATGTCGAAGAGTTTCATGATGAGCGCAAGCTTTTTCATGAATTCAAGGGATCTCATATTAAGTGTGGTTCCTGTAGATTTCCGTTTCTTTAGACCCTTCCCAGGGTCACCAGATACGGGGATTGATTCGACTGGGGATGAGCACCTCACATGCAAGACAGTTTGGAGGAGTCGCGTCAGAAATGACGAGAGGACTCTAGGCTGCTGGCAATGGAGGGAGCTCGCCTTCCGTCCACGAGTTGACTTTTTAACTCTGGATAGAGTCAGAGATAAGCCTTGGCTTATCAGTGTTGCTCTCAGAGGAGCTGGATCGACTAGAAATGGTCGCTATAGTTTCCTTCCTGAAGTGACGCTCCGTCGGGAGACGGAGACAAAGGTAGTCCGAGTGGGCTACGTGTCAACCAGTAATTGGTTGCCACCCGCATATGCCAGGTGATTCCTGGCATGCGTTCTAAGGACCTAACGGGTAGAAAATCCGTAAATCCTTAGGTGGGGGTCTCAGACCTTAATTGGGGAAAGCGTAGAGCATTCCCCCCC